CTTATTGTTATATAATAAGTTCAATGGCTGAAGAATATTCAACAGAGAAAAAATGTTTAGCTGAAGCTATCTATTATGAAGCAAGGTCAGAAAGTTTTGAAGGTAAATTAGCAGTAGCAAATGTTATCTTGGAAAGATTATATCGAAATGATTTTCCAGATACTATTTGTAAAGTTGTTCATGCAGGAGTGTATTGGAAAGGTCATATTGTAAAACATAAGTGTGCCTTTTCTTACTATTGTGATGGTAAACCTGAACATATGCTAGATATAAAAGCAAAGTCAGATGCATATAATATAGCAAGACTTGCATTGAATGGTGTTCAATTAAATAATACAACAGGAAGTACACATTATCATGCAGAATATGTACATCCAAAATGGGCAGATGAATTTTATTTTATAGCAAAGATAGGTAAACATTTATTTTATATAAAGGATAATGAATGATGAGAATTAATTTTGTTTTTAAAAATGATAGAGTAAGAAAGAAAACTACGATTGGACAATCTAATTTAAGTAGACCATTGAATAAACATAAGCGAAGACAATGGAAAAAATATAAAGGACAAGGTAAATGATGACAGAAAAAGAAATATTAAGAAAGAATGTTAAAGATTTACAAAGACAATTACGTGATGCATACATACGCATCAAAGAATTGAATGAGAAATGTAATGAGCTGCGTAGTAGATTAGGTTTAGAAAAAGAGTTTACAACAGAATCTGGATGGGCAATGCCAGTAGAAAATCCAGATGCAACACACATAGAGAAGGAAGATAAGAATGACTAATACATTTACTGATTGGTTAAAGAAAGAAGCAGATGTTTATAACAACGAAAGGAAAAAAATAATGAAGACTAAAGTTAAAGAAGAAGTGGCTATGGTTTTAAATGCCAAACAAAAGAAAGCATTACTTGACATTTTTAATGCAGGTAATAGTCTTACAAATAGTTATAGAGAGTCAGGCATTAAGTATATAACTGCTTGGGAAATAGAACAACTATTAGATTTAATAGATGATATGAAAGATTTATATGGCATATCACCTAAAAAATCTGATGAGCCAGATATGCATGGTGATTATTATCCTTGGCATTGGGCAGATCATGTATGGTCTGATGATCCACAAGCATGGAAGAGGAAAGATGACTAGAAAAGAACTTTGGGAAAGAGAACAACGTCAAGTTTATCGTGAGTTTCTAAAGGAATATCTTGCTGAAGGTTATGATATGGGAGAAGCTAAATCATTAGCCAAACAAGATACAAAAGAAGTAATGGAAGATAAGCTTGACTTTGTTGAAGATTTATATGATAATACTTTAGATGATTTGGATTAATACTATGGATAAACAATGGTTAGACAGAGGTCCTTGTCCTAATTGTGGATCAAGTGATGGCAACGTACAACATAAGGAAGGTTATAGTCATTGTTTTGTATGTGGTACACATTTTAATAGCAAAGGAAATAAAATGGAAGCAGAAAAAGTTATACCAATGAAAACAGAAAGTGTTATAAAAACTGTAGGAACTTTAGGTGCGTTGAGTGAACGTAGTATATCAAAAGAAACTGCACAAAAATATAACACAGATGTTAAAGTCAATGGTAATATGAACACACACCACATCTACAAATACTTTGATGAAGGTGGCAACAATATTGCAAACAAGGTAAGAGATGTGGCTACAAAAAACATGTGGACTGAAGGTAGTATGACTGATGCAGGATTGTTTGGTCAGAATATCTTTGCTCCTAATGGTAAGTACATTACAATTACTGAAGGTGAAGTAGATGCTATGTCTGCTTATGAATTATTAGGTAGTAAGTGGGCATGTGTATCTGTTAAGACAGGTGCTCATTCAGCATTACGTGATTGTAAAAAAGCATTTGAATACCTAGATAGCTTTCAGAATATTGTTATATCTTTTGATATGGACAAGCAAGGAAGAGAAGCAAGTGAAAAGGTTGCACAATTATTTTCACCTAACAAGTGTAAGATTATGCACATGGAATACAAAGATGCGAATGAATACTTAAAGGTTAGTAAACGTGAGGAGTTTTCAAGAGCATGGTGGAATGCACAACCTTATACTCCTGCAGGTATAGTCAATCTAAAAGATTTAAAGTCTACATTATTTGAAGAAGAGTATTGTGAGACTTGTTTATATCCTTGGAATAAACTGAATGATAAGACTTATGGTATGCGTACTGGTGAGCTTGTTACCTTTACAAGTGGTGCAGGTATGGGTAAGTCTTCTATTATGCGTGAGCTTATGTATCATATGTTAAGAAATACAAATGATAATGTAGGTATACTTGCATTGGAAGAGAGTACAAAGAATACTGCATTTAATATCATGTCTGTTGAAGCAAATGCTAGACTATATATTAATGAGATACGTAAGAACTATAGTCAAGACCAACTAGACACATGGTTTGATAATACTATGGGTAGTGGTAGGTTCTTTGCCTTTGATCACTTTGGTTCTATTTCTAATGACGAGATACTTTCACGAGTACGATTCATGGCACAAGCATTGGATTGTAAATGGATATTCCTTGATCACTTATCTATACTTGTATCTGGACAGGAAGAAGGAGATGAAAGAAAATCTATTGATGTTCTTATGACAAAGCTACGTTCTCTGGTAGAGCAGACAGGTGTAGGATTGTTATTGGTATCACATCTACGTAGACCTGCAGGTGATACTGGACATGAGAATGGAAGAGAGGTAACTCTATCTCACTTGAGAGGTAGTGCGTCTATTGCACATCTATCTGATAGTGTGATTGCTTTAGAAAGAAATCAGCAAGATGAAGATGATGTTATTTCTAATACCACAACACTACGTATATTAAAGAACAGATATACTGGTGACACAGGTATAGCTACACATCTTTTCTATGATAAAGATACTGGTCGTATGAAAGAGATTGACAATCCATACGAAATAAGCGATAATACTTCTGATGATGAGGAGATACCTTTCTAATGAAATGTTGGCATTGTAATACAGAATTAATATGGGGTGGAGACCATGATATTTCAGAAGAGGATAGTGAATATTGTGTAGAAACAAATTTATCTTGTCCTCAATGTGATTCTTTTGTTATAGTTTATCTTCCTAAAGATAAGATGTGGAAACATTATTGTCCTGTTGAAGAAACAGAGATGGAAGTTGGTAAAGGTGAAGAGTGTAATTGGTGTGGTGCAACAGAAGATTGTGATTGGAAGGAAAATGAGAGCAGTAGTTGATATAGAAGCAGATAGTTTAAATCCCACAAAGGTTCATTGTGTTGTGGCTAAAGATGTAGATACAGGTAAGGTTTATCCTTTTCCTCCTGACCTGCTACATGGGTTTAGAGATTGGTCACTAGGTGTTAAGCAATTTATTATGCATAATGGAATATCTTTTGATGCTCCTGTGCTTAATAGATTGCTTGGTACTAACATTAAACCACATCAAATAGTGGATACACTTATACTATCACAACTACTCAATCCCATGAGAGATAATGGTCATAGTCTGGAAGCATGGGGAAATAAATTAGCTATGCCTAAAGGAGATGTAGATACCTTTGAAGTATATACACCAGACATGTTAGAATATTGTAAACAAGATGTAAATATTACACATAAACTATTTGAAGTATTACAAAAAGAAGGTAGAGGATTCTCTAAATCTTCTGTATATCTTGAGCATCAAGTACGTTTGATCATAGATCAACAAGAGAAGAATGGTTTCTATTTAGATATGCAGAAAGCTATGAGTTTATATAATAAGTTAAGAGATGAAGCAAATGAATTAGAAAAGTGGGCAGTAACTAACTTTGATCCTACAGTTGTTGAGTTGAAAACAAAAACAAAATACATACCATTTAATATAGGATCACGACAACAGATTGCAGAAAGATTAATGGAGCTAGGTTGGAAACCTAAACAACATACAGACAAAGGAAATATAATTATTAATGAAGCAGTTCTGGATACTATAGAACTTCCTGAAGCAAAAAAGTTTTCACGATTCTTTCTTTTACAGAAGCGTATCGCACAGATTAAGTCATGGATAGAAGCATGTGATGACACAGATGGTAGAGTACATGGTAGAGTTATGACTCTTAAAACTATTACTGGTCGTATGTCTCATCACTCTCCTAACATGGCACAGATACCTGCAGTTCGTTCTCCATATGGAAAAGAGTGTAGAGATTGTTGGACAGTTGATAATCCTTACACTCATTCTATTGTGGGTACAGATGCAAGTGGATTAGAGTTGAGATGTTTAGCTCATTTAATGAATGATGCTACATTTACAGACATATTATTGACAGGTGATATACATACACACAATATGCAAATGGCAGGATTAACTAACAGAGACCAGGCAAAGACCTTTATCTATGCCTTTATGTATGGTGCAGGTGCATCTAAAATAGGTCAGATAGTAGGAGCAGGTGCTAAAGAAGGACAACAATTAATTAATAAGTTCTTATCAAGTATGCCTGCTCTGAAAAGAGTAAGAGATTCTGTTACAAAAGCTGCAAATAAAGGTATGATTAAAGGTATTGATGGTAGACTATTACATATACGTAGTCCTCATAGTGCCTTGAATACTTTGATACAAGGTGCAGGTGCAGTTGTGTGTAAGGTATGGCTTATCAATATGATTAAACGTATAAAAAGAATAGGTGTTGATGCAAAACTTGTAGCATCTATACATGATGAGTATCAGTTTGAAGTCCTTAACAAAGATGTTAAAAGATTTGGACAGCTAACAAAAGATGCTATGAAAGATACAGAGAAACAATTACACATGAAATGTCCTTTAGATAATGAATGGAAGGTAGGGAGAACATGGGCACAGACACATTAGTACAAGAATTTAAAGGAAGAAAAGATCATGCTAATTATATTAAGCGTGGTATACAAGTAGAGAATGAATTTATAAAGACTGTGCAAGAGCATGGTTATTCAGTTGGTATAGCAAATGATCAAGAGAATATGTTTAAACATATAGATTTCTATCTAACAAAAGATAATAAGACAGTTAGTGTAGATGTAAAAGCTAGAAGAACTGGAAATAAGAACAGGTTTTTTGATGACACATGGATTGTTGTTGAGTTTAAAAATACAATGGGTAAGAAAGGTTGGTTGTATGGTGACTGTAATTACTTTGTATTTGAACGAGAGCATGACTACGTATGGTGTTATGCAAAAGAGTTGGTAGAATTAACTGACAAAGTTGTAGATAAAAATACCAGAGTAGTAAGTTATAAAGATGCTGAATACAAAACATGGGGTAGAATACATCAAGGAAAACAAGACCTTATCTCAAGAATAGAGATGAGTTTAATATTAAAATTAAATAAAACATTTATTATGAAAAAAACTCTTGACAAAAATGTTGAGGTGTGTCATAATTCATTTATTAATAATAAAGAAAGGAACACAGTTATGAGTGTTATTAAAGGAAACGCTTATTGGGCAAGCGTAACGAGTCCAAACACAACATTTGATTCAGATGGTGTGTGGTCTATTGACGTTGGTAATCTTGATAAAAAGAATGCTGATGTTGCTAAAGCTGATGGTCTTTCCATCAAAAATAAGAATGATGACAGAGGTGATTTTGTTACCATCAAAAGAAAAGTTAGACGTAAAGATGGTGGAATGAATAAAGCACCTGAAGTTGTTGATGCTTCTAAAAGAAACATGTCTGGAACTTTAATTGGTAATGGTTCAGAAGTTAATGTACTCTATACTACATATGAGTGGGAGTTCAAAGGTCGTTCTGGAGTATCTGCTGATCTTCGTGCTGTACAGGTAACTAATTTAATACCTTACAACTCTGATGCTGATGCAGATGAAGCTTTTGAAGTAGTTCCTGATGGCTTTGTAAGTAATGAGTCTGATGAGGAATTATCCTTCGCTTCTAACTAACCAATGAAAGGATGGAGAGGTACTACTGAACGAGTATCTCTCCATTATTTATTATGAAATCAATAGATAATTTAGTAAAAGATATATACAGTTTATTTGATCCTATAAAAGAAACAAATTTAGATGAGAAAGAAGTAGATAAACATTTAGATTTATTTGCAGATAGTGTTAAAGAAACATTGCGAATGTTTTTAAAAGAAAAACCTACGCAAAAACGTAACCTTAGATTATCTGCAATAGGTAAACCAACAAGACAGTTATGGTATGATAAACATTCTAAAGATGAACCTAAACCTTTAGAACCTTATACAAGAATTAAATTTTTATATGGACATTTACTAGAAGACTTGTTGATATTATTTTGTAGATTAGCAGGACATACTGTTACTGATCAACAAAAAGAGGTTAGTGTTAATGGAATAAAAGGACATCAAGATTGTGTTATTGATGGTGTTCTTGTAGATTGTAAGAGTGCATCAGGCAGAAGCTTTGAAAAGTTTTCTAAGAATAAATTATATTCTGATGATCCTTTTGGTTATATAGCACAGATCTCAGCTTATGCTGAAGGTAACAATGTTAAAGAAGCTGCTTTTTTAGCTATAGATAAACAACATGGACATATATGTTTAACACCTGTTCATTCATTGGAAATGATAAATGCTAAAGAAAGAATTGATTATCTTAAAGGAGTTATGGAACAAGACAATCCACCTGATAGGTGTTATGATGATATACCTGATGGAGTTAGTGGTAATCGTAAGCTTGCTATTGGTTGCTTGTATTGTTCGCATAAGCGTGCTTGTTGGAGTGATGCTAATCAAGGTAAAGGACTACGTGCTTTTAATTATGCAAAAGGTACAAGGTTTCTTACGAATGTTGCTAAAGAACCTAACGTAGATGAGGTTTTAGATTGGTAAAAAATCATTGGATAGATTTAAGAACAGGTAAACCTTTTACTCCTGATCTTGAACAGTTTGGTTTTGTTTATATTATTACTAACTTGAAGACAGAAAAAAAATATATAGGATGTAAACAATATTTAATTGGTAAGTCTAAAAGACAATCACGTTGGCAATCATATATGGGTTCTTCAAAATATTTAAAGGAAGATATAAAAAAAATAGGTAAGAAAAATTTTAAGTTTGAAGTAATTGATGAATTTAAAAACAAAAGAAGTTTAAAATATTATGAGTTAGCTTATCAAGTACAACATAATGTTTTAACTTCTTGTGTTGAAGGTTCAGATAATCATAAGTATTATAATAATTATATAGGTGGTAAATTTTTTAGACCTGTAGAAAGAAAGGAGGTAAAAGATGTCACTAAAGAAAGCAATGTATGATACTGCATTGGCTGAGTTTGAATCTAAAAGAGACAAAGCATTGGCTACTGCTCGTATATACATGGAGAATCCTGTGGGTATAGGCGAACATCCACAAGTAATTGATGAATTTATTAAACAGATTGAGTTAGCTGCAAGTGCTGATGAAGCTGCACATATGTTAATAGATACATTTAGAGATGAGATAACAATAGAAGACTAGACTATGAACAAAGACTATCTTGGAATCTTAACAGAGATAGACAAGTATGAAGAGAGTAGTCCTGAAAGATTACTATTTTTATCTGTTATATTCCAAGCATTATTAGATGCTACAAAAGAAAAGACAAGAGTAGAATCATCACGTACAAGTGTTGAAAGAGCTAATGCTCGTGCTTGGTTCTTCTGTAGTGTAGGTGTAACATGTGAGAACTTTGAGTATGTCTGTGAGAATGCAGGTATGGATGCAGAATATACAAGAGGTTTCGCACTTAAAGTAATTAATTCAAAGGAGATAAAATATGTCAGACAAAGAATCAGAAGAGTCTTGGATAAATCCTGAAGACAGAGGATGGAAGTATGAAAGTTATAGAGATTATATGAAAAGAAAAGATAGAGAAACAAAAACAAGATCTATAGAAGGAACATATTCATATGAGTATGATAATGCTACAGACAAACAAGTAGGTGGAAGTCATTACAAAGACTGTGCTATACAACCTATAGAATATATTGTTAAAAATAAGCTTGACTTTTT